TCAAGAAACTTTCACTGCAAGATACACACATGAAACTGTGGCTCTTGCTTTTGCAATTACTGAAGAAGCTATTGAGGACAACTTGTATGACAGACTTGCTAGTAGATATACAAAAGCATTAGCTAGATCTATGGCGAATACTAAACAAGTTAAAGCGGTACAACCATTAATTAATGGTTTCGGTACATTCACTTCAGGTGATGGTTCTGCATTATTTGCAACTAACCACCCAACTGTAAGTGGAACTGTATCAAACACATTAGCTGTGGCTGCCGACTTGAACGAAACTTCATTAGAGCAATCATTAATTGACATTGCTGCAATGACAGACGAAAGAGGTCTAAAAATTGCTGCAAGAGGTGTTAAAATGATTATCCCTTCTGAACTTCAGTTCACTGCTGAGAGACTTATGAAGACTCAAGGTAGAGTTGGTACTGCTGATAATGATATCAATGCAATCGCATCAATGGGAATGGTTCCTCAAGGTTATAGAGTGAACAATTTCTTAACTGATCCAGATGCATTCTACATTATCACAGACGTGCCTAATGGTATGAAGTACTTTGACAGAGCAGCTATCAAAACTGCAATGGAAGGTGACTTTGACACTGGTAACGTAAGATACAAAGCTAGAGAAAGATACTCATTTGGTGTATCTGACTATAGAGGTATTTTTGCATCACCAGGTGCATAATAATTAGAAATTTTGAGGCGGACACAGTTCCGCCTCATTATGAAAGTAGAAAGGAATTTCATGAAAAAATTTACAGTCACAATAAATGCCTACGATCACTACGCAAGATTTGAAGTGTTATCAGAAGATAACGCAGTTTCCCTTGAACAAGCCATAGTTGACAAACTAGGAGAAAATGTTATAAAATGGGAACATATCGGAACTAAAGTATTTGCTTCCGATAAATACAGAATAACCTATGAGGAGGTTATAGATGATACAAGACCTATACAAACAAAAAAGGTCCTTGGAGTTGAAGTGGGAACAGGAGCATCTATCTAATAATAGATATACTCTTGAAATGGTCAGAATTGATGACAAAGTTAAAGAAGTCATTACTAAGATCAAACTAGCAGAAGCAGCAGTTGCTCACAAACAAAACACTATTGAAAGTGTAACTCCACAAGTTTCAGTAGCTACTTAATAAAAAAGCTACATCGTTGGAAAAATTCCACTCCGCACTGTAGGACTTCTTGCACTCTACCTAAAACTAGTATATAAAAAACTCACTATACAATTAATTAGAACGCTGACGAGTATAGTCGACGGCCTAGAGACAGTGTTCGGAAACTAGGAGGATATAATTATGGCACAAACTACATTTTCAGG